AATGTAATATCATCCCAAGTTTCACCAGTTTCTGAATTTTCGATTAGACACTTTACGCGCGAACCCCAATATGAATTCCAATTATTCATTAATTTAGGAGCATTTCTTAAATTGTGATCTGCCATTTCTGTAGCATCAGTAGGTGGTTGACCGTCCAAATAGCACATGAAGATTTCGTCAAGATATATGCGTTTATCATTTTCTTTCACAATATCTTGAACAATGGAATCAGTCAATCTCAATTCTACGATATCGTCAGCAATCCAATCTTGAGCAGCTGTCCCTTCTTGAGAACGTGAAATACCGAAAAGACTACCAGATCTTGAATTAACTCTTACAATTTCAAGATTAGTGGGATCATTTTGATCAATGATGGTTAAGTTAAAATATTCACCGTCTTTTGGGTTAGGAAATGCTGAAGCATAAGCCCCCAAATCGATAGTGGTATCTCCCATTGTGATACCAGCACTCAATGCTCCAACAGCGTTATTTTTTAATAGAACTGACATTTATTTCTCCTAATTGATATCTTCATTTGTATTTATAACTTCAGAATTAGTTTAACCCAAACGCATTCAATCCGCCAGCATTAAGTGAATGTGACCCATCAGGAAGCACAATCGGTGGAATTGGAATATCAGGTAAGCCCGTGATTAATATAGCCCATGTTCCAGATATAGGTGCAAAGGCAGCTAAGTCGATAGAAGTATGAGCGCCATCAATGAACACGATATCATCTGGAGCAACCTCTTTATTGTTCTGATCTCTAACCGAAACGTGAACAATGTTGTATTTTACATTTAAGTTATGTGTGAAAGTAACTTCACCTGCTGTCAAATCAGTGTTAACAAAAGTCGTTTCGTATCCAACGACAGTGCCCGTTGAACTTCCTGAACCTGCTATCACCCATAATCCACCAGCATCATCAGAAACTTTATTCCATTTAGTGAAAGGAGTGGTATCTTTTTGAATAAACGATGTTCCTGAAGGAGAATGATAAAGCAAAAACTCACCGTCAGAGTTAGCTTCGACAGCCGCATTAGGATCTCCGTCATACCCCAATTGTGTAGCGTCGGGCATTGAGGTATCTTTGTGAAAGATTATCCCTCGTCTCTCCGTCTCAAATAATAAATCGTCGATTAATGCCATCTATTTAAACCGTTTCTTCAATAGTCAAAGTGCTTGTTTGTGATGATGAATTCGCAGCACTTGTGTCAAGAATAATTATTTTAGTAGGATTTATATTTATAGCGTCTATAGTCCAGCCATTGACCACTGGTGGAGCCGTACCTATAGGTTGATAAACCATCCCAGGTTTGAAACTCCATGTCAATACTAGTTTTGTCGGGTCACTTACCTCTGCATATAAAAGGGCTTCAGTAGCAAATGGGTCGAGGGAAATACTCCGTTGAATAAATCCACCAACAACTTCATTTCCTTGGATTGAAGCATTCAGATTAGCCCGGTTAGTTGGAATAGTTACCCAAGTCCAAGGAGCTGTACCGGCTACGTCTGAATCAAGCAATTTGATATCTCGGGTGAAGATTTTCATTCCCCCTAAGAAACTCGCACCTTGCCAAGTACCAGAGACGGGAATTGCAACATCAATTAAACCAAAGAGATTTTGATTGGATGTACCAGTGATAGTATAGTCAACACCGGGTGCTGCTGGACCAGTTTGCAATCTAGCTATTGGTTGGGTCATAATCACGATCGGAGCTATATCAGCAACTTCTATAATTTTTGTAAATGTCCCATTTGTATCATTTGCAATTCGATGGGCGTCGATTTGAAAGTTCACAGCAGAGTCATTGTAGTCACCGGGGTGTGTGCATGTGATCGGTTTATCTTGCAAGTACGTATTGACGTTTGAAATTGTAAAATCGCCGTGTGGGCTAGAGTATGTCAATGTGTCAAAGTTGTTGACTGTAGTATCTTGCGAGCCAACCTCCGTGTTCTTGAATGCAAGTTGAGTAGCTGGAAAAGTAGTCCCATTGTCGATGAACATTGGAGTGACGTCGTTGCAATTGACTAAGTTCGTTCCATCTACCGTAGTTCCACCGTGATCGGTTTGCATAGTGTTCCCGATCGTCCCGAGAGCATTTCTAGCGTTTAGCTGGCATGGAAGGGCTTGTACGAGCAAGCTTGTGTAGTCGATGGTTACGGTCACGACTGCGGTATGCACAGTCCCCCAGTTCAACCCTGACCCAGCGAGTGAGATCGTTTGTGCCTTGCATGCTCCGAAGTCTTGAATGAAGACGTCCGTTGGCTCAGTGCCAGTAGGCTCAAAGTCGATCTGAATGTCGAACGTGTCATTCTCCTTCACCTCCGTTTGGACACCCGGATAGCCATTGATGAAGATGACGTCAAGAATCTCGGGTCCTGCTGGAGCGCGGTTAATGAGCACGGAAGTTACACCAGCTGTACTTGAGACAAGCGGTACATCTCTTGTCACCGGCACATTCACTGATACTGAGCCGAAGAAAAGACGCTGATCTCCAGGATACTGCTGCAAGTTCGTACATAGAATGCCGTCAACTGTAACCGTAGGAGAGTAGTTGATGCCACCTTCAGCCATGAAGTGAATCTCGACGGTGTCATCATCAGTAGTAGCTTCCGACACGACTTGATCAACTGGGACGGTATTTGGCACGTACAAAAAGTTCCCGACCAACCCATCGCCATCATTCGTGACGTCAACTACAAAGACTTTCCCGCAACAATCCGCTCCACCACCTGTGCCAACTTTCAACCAACTCGTAAGAAGAGTGAAGTCTGCCGCGATAAGCATGTACACTGCGTTGTTCTCAGGGGTGGGATCGCTATGAACTGATACGGTCATACCGAGGTATGTGTACTCTAGAGCATCTAAAGCATCCCACGTAGCTGGAAGAAGCAAATCAGCTTGCGTTTCAACGATGTTTCTTGCATCCAATGGACCAGCAGCTTGCGGTTCGAAGTTTGCACTAAAGCTGGTTATTCCCTTTATTCTTGCCATATTAAATCCTAATTAGTATACCATCTAAGATTACGAACGCCAACCTTAATGCTGTTATGTTCATATCTAGTGTAATTTACTGTATTTCCTTGAACGACATGAGTAACCGCTGACGAAGTGAACGATGTTAAACTTGCAGCTTTTCCGCCGTTAATCCATTCCCATTGGTTAGAAACAGTATTAAAAAATTGCACGCCGGTTATAGCTGAGTGTAGATTAGAAAAGTCAGAGGTTTGCTTATTTCCCCCGGCATCCTCAGCAACCATCGGTGTTTCAAAGTATGTACTGTTATGAGCTACGAGAGGTTGCTTAGTGTAAGTGGTGATGACATTTGTAGTTGCAAATATTGGATACACGAACATGTAGTTTCCGTTTGCTGTCGCTGTCCTCGCTTGATCATCAGTCACTCTACCAGAGTATTGCTGGTTAGTTGAAACAGTGAATGTGTCAGTATGAGGATACCACGAGTTGTTGTTCGGATTAGCGGTTGAACCGATTGCTAAGCTAGCTACGGCTCCCCGATATAGCGTTAAGTTGGTGAAGAGACCCGCTGGATTTGACCCAAGATGTCCCCGTCCGCTGATGATAGGATTGACAATGTCATACCCAATCTCATAGAAGCCGAAAGTTGGATTGCCTTGAATGTCCATCGTTGGCGGTTGTGAAGGAAAGAATGCTTCTACAAAGTCGCAGCTAGTCAATCCTGAGATGTTCCCAGTTGGCATGACTGGCGATCCATCAAAAGCACAAGCACCTCCCCCAGCTCCCCCATACTCTTCGATCAAGCCGATGCATTCCGTAACACCAATGCCGCCGCCTTGGAACTCTGGGCGGTTATGAACGTTCGGTATGAGTAGCCACTCTCCCCATGAACCGTCAGGATTCTTGAAGCGCAGCCCGTTGGGGCGAAGTTCATGTTCAGGAGCTAGCCCAGCTTCTCCGCGATCTCCTTGAGCACCAGATGGACCTTCTGGACCAGTCTTACCCCTAGCTCCAGTCTTACCTTGCAATCCGATGTCACCTTGAGGACCAGCTTTGCCGTCATTGCCCTGGATTCCTTGAGCACCCTGCTTACCTTGAGGACCTACATCTCCACGCTCTCCTTGATCACCAGATGGACCAACTTCACCTTGGATTCCTTGCTCACCTTGAAGACCGGTATCACCCTGAACCCCCTGTACTCCTTGAACTCCTTGTTCGCCACGAGGACCGATCCTACCTCTATCACCTTCAGCTCCTTTTTCACCTTCAAGACCGCGTTCGCCTTGATCGCCTTGAGGGCCGCGTTCACCCTGAGGGCCGGGAGCACCTTCAGCTCCGACCGGGCCAACGTCGCCTTGCTCACCTTGAGGACCAGCTTCACCTTGGATTCCTTGCTCGCCGTTTTCCCCAGTGTAGCCACGTTCTCCTTGATCACCTTGAGGGCCACGTTCTCCCGGAGTGCCTTGAGGACCGTCGTTACCTTTTGGACCCGGTACTCCATCTTTGCCAGGATAACCTTGTGGACCCTGAGGGCCAGTGAAGCCGATATCACCTTGCGGGCCACGTTCTCCCCGTTCAGTGCTTACAGATTCTGTGACGATTTCATCAGTTTTTTCTTTTCTTATCAGAACATTAAACCCAGAGAGATCTAATTTTTCAAGATCCTTTTCTAAACTAAGTTCTTTGAAAGTTTTCCTTTTAGACATAATATTCCTATTTTTTACTGATGTAAAATTTTATTTCAATTTTGTTCTCTGTATTTTTTACTTTATAATTTGAAGGCAAAAAACGTTTAATCAATCTTGAATATAACTTACTACGCCCAGTTTCTTTATCGTTTTCAGATTTTTCAGAACTAAACGTTATTGTTTCAGGATCAACACTAGGAACAAGATCTTTTAAAATAATATCTATGCAAGTGGCAAAAACTTGCATCTCGTTTCCAGTACCAGTAGCATTGTATGTGAAACTTTTATCTGCAGTTGGATTTTCTAACGTAAACGAAACATCCCACGAATCTTTATGATTCGGATCTTCCGCTACGAGTTCATACTTATATTTATCAATCTTCCAACGATACACCTTTTCATCTTTATTATCAATGACCTTCTTCCAGGTCGCCGGTTTATCGAAAGCTTCAGTAATAAAAGTTTTAAACGTCTTCATAGAACTCAAGTTTCCCATTAAGGTAAATTAATTTGTCAGAGCCATTTGAGAGAATATCGCCCTCTTTTAAATTTTTGATCAAATTGTTTATAACCGTGTTATCTTTATCGTCTGAAATAAGAGCTGATTCTTCTTTCTGTTTTTTAGGCTTTTTCTTTTCCTCAGGTTCTTCTGGCTCTTCTTTCAAGTTCTTTTTTAATTTGATCGATTTCTTCTTCGGTTTGTTTCAAGATTTCTCTGCGAATCCAAGTTTTTGACAAGAACTCATTCTCAACCATATCAATCGCGTTAGCGGCAATCCCCATCCTTAATTCTAGAATTTGCATCTTTTTGATATCAGAATAAGGATTGTTATCTGCATATCTGAATTTGATTTGTTCTTGAATAATTTCCCATTCTTTTAATTTGACAACCTTTTTAGCAAGCAAATCTTTCTTGATAAGATCGATGAACATGTTATTAAATCGTCTTCGTAATTTCAGAACAAACTTGAAAAATTTCAACTCATCTTTTTCAACATCAATTCCCGTATTGATTACAGTAGTGTTTTCTTTATCTCTCCTGGAACGCGGAATGTTGAGACCTTTATAAATTTTGTTTACGAAGTACTCGATGTGTTCCATGCTCTCCATGCCACCAGATTGAGCGGCGAGAGTATCAATTTGTGTGCCACGCCCGGCTGAATTCCTGGGTAACCAAAAATCTTCAAGAATTGAAATAGATTTAGATCGACTTTCTAATGAACCAGAATCAGCGTTGTATACTTTCTTTTGTCTGTATTTAGAGATCAATCTTTTGATATATTCTTCAGCTTTAGCTTTTGGAAGATTACCGGTGTCAATATAGAAAACTCGTTTTTCGGGTGAACGGGTGATGTGCCAAATGACAACCGCGTCTTCTAACAGATTCAGCTGATTGATCGATTTGATAGCTTTTTGTAAATACGACATCGGTGTTTTGCCATCAGAAGACCATAATCCAGAAACAATTTGTGTTATTTGTTCTAGATCAAAAATACGTTCAGACGTTTTAATATTTTGGGCATAATTGTTACTAGGTCTATCATCAGTTAAAATGAATTTAATTTCACCCGTTTTCTCATTTTTAATTTTCCAAATATTAAATGGAGATAATATTCTTAATTTTTGTATACCTTCTTTAATCTTCTTGTTGTCATAAATTGCTTCAACATTTAATTGGCCATCAACATACCACTTCTTAAAAATATCTTCACCATTCCGGTTAAAATCAAGCATGAATAGTATATGGTCAAATGAATCTAATATCTTTTTCTTAATTTTCTTAGGCATATCAAGATCATCAAGATTTAATGAAACGACTTTTTCTTGCTCATCAAAAACAATAGCTTCTGATAAGATTTCATTAATCGCTTCATCTACTTCAGGATTCCAAATAGCTTTGCGCCATTTTCCAATCAATTCTTTACGGTCTGCAAAACCACCACCGTTCTGATCACCTAACGCTGAATTAGTATAAGTGGAGAACGGGTCATAACTAATGTAGTTACTTTCAATATCCTTTTCAGATGAAGTTGTAGAAAGATTTTTAGCATTCTCAATGTCAGCTTCTTCTTTAGAATAAATTGGTTTATTTAGTTGTTCGGTTAAATTATGCAAAAAGCCCATTTTATTTCCTTCTTGTTGGATTTCTGAATGCTCGTGTCATATTATGAATGAAACTGTCATATTTGAACTTAGCTTTGTATTTTCTAGTTTTCAAAACCTTCGGCCAATCTTCTCGTTTGACTTCTTGAAGATTTGTAATTCGTGATATATGATATCGTCTAATTGCGACAAGAGCGTATTTAATTTTACCCGCTTTAATAAAATTGTAATACAACCGGGATCTTGTTATTCGTTTTTTGCCTAATCTAGCTTCTTCAAAATATTTTAATAGATACTCGACAAATTCGGCTCTATGACTATCATTTATCCAATGAAGGTTAACAGCTAAGAGCGATTTTTTTGTTATATCAAGAGGTATAATTAAAGGGGCACTATCCCATATCTTTAATTTCCCTTTTCCAGCAGGATTCTTGTACCTGAAGAAATAAATTGCGTTCGCTTTAAATTGTTTACTCATAATCTTATTTATCTAAACTGGTAATTCATTTTCAGTTAAAACAACAAACGAAATTTCTTTTCCAAGGAGTTTTTGCTGAGCACAAAATTCTCTAGCAGCAGCCCATTTAGCCTGATTCTTAAGATATGTAAATACTCTTTTTTGATACGCTTTAGTGACACGTTTCGGTTTTTCAGGTGGAATTGTTTCTTTATACGGTTTTATTTCGATGATATATTCTTTAACGCCACCTTTTGAATCTAATACCTGCATCCAAAAGTCAGTAAAATATCTGTGTTTCCTTACAGTTTTCTTAACCGGGTCCATAAAATCGTATTTGAGAACAATCTCTTCAGAAGACCAAGCCAATACAGCAGGATTTTGATCCAGCCATGTGGAAAATTTGATCTCCCATCCCGATCTTAACGTCACCGGACCTTGCCCTCTGTACTTTTCAGGATGTTTCATATATTTTCTAAAATCTTGAATTTGATAATAACTCATGTACCTATCTTGTAATAATCATAGACTATGTCAATTGTAAAAGTCACTGGATCATCTTCAGAAGTTGTGTGTGACATTATCATATCAGAAGTATTTTGAATCCAACCATCATAAAATGTAGCAATATGTTGATAGTTATTTTTATTTGTCATAATTAAAAGTTTAGCGTCAAAAACTTCACCAGGGGGACCAATGACACCCGTTTCTGGATTTTTGATTCTTGTACAATAATTTAAGCACTCAACGTAAGCTTTCAGCTCTTCATCGCAAAGGATCGTCGCGTTTAAAGGATTCCATGTGATGTTATCCCCAGGGCGCTGTTGGTTTTGAGCCATCCAAGCGACTTCTAATTCACCTAATGACCACCCAGGCATTGAACATTCTTGCACAAAAAACTCAATGTTTTGCTCTGGTCGTTCTAATATGAGTTTAAATTGAGCGGACTTTAAAAAATTTGTTGTATTGCAAAAATGAGCCATCGTTTTTCCTTATTTTACTAGATGTTTAATTCTTTGAAAATACCCATTAAAATTAATTCCTTCATGATTGACTATTTGTAGATGTTTAAAATACGTTGAAGCCTTTAGTATTTTATCATAATGAACATGTTTCAGTTTACATTGTATGAGTTGATCATACATCCTGTAATCAAGTATTAAACTGATGTTGTCAGGGTTGTTATGATATTTATTGATAATGCTAATCAGCGTATCCATCCAAGTCATATCTTCGATGAATTCGTCTGTCATAATCATCCGGACAATTTCACCGTTTTGAGCAACCCCAGCATGCACTTCGCAACGATTTGCCGCATCACAATGAATACATGAATTTTCTTCACCTTCACAAATGCGGCTTTTAGGAATTTCGTTATCTTCAAGAAATTTATCATTAAGTGATTGACAATTCAGTTGAGTTGATAGTATAAGATAGATGAATAACTCATACCATCCCTGTATCTCCTCATACAGATCATTCATTTCCCCTTGGAGATACTGATGATTCCCTTCTTTTAAACACACGAGAATTGCATTGAATCTTTTTGAAATTATATCAAAAAATTTCTGATCAAGAGGGTGTTGAAGCTGTTGAAATACTAACACCATCTTATTCGAAACTTCTTCATTTTCATAGAGACTTTGATACACGTCGTCAAAAAACCATTTTTCTAAGTCATCTAGGTCAGTACTCAATTCAAGATTGTAATCTTCCAAAAATTTTAATGTGCGAGCTCCCAATTTGATTATCATTTTTTCAACAGCTACAGTAAACTGTTCAAATATTAATTTCCTGCAACCACACATTCTGTCAGAAAAGGATTTATTGTCCAGAATTTTTTCAAACTGTGAATGTATGTGCAAAGTTAAAGTGGTTAAATCAATTGGGAAGTTTTTCATTAGTATTCCTCATCTATAAATCTGTCAAAATCCCCCGAGCGAGAATTAGAACCAAGAGATCTATAGTTTCCATTTTTGGTTACGCTATCATAACCATTCTGTAAATGTAAAACACTTAATGACAAATCGACAAAATCAATTTTAGCCGCAACTAAATTACATAACTGGACTTCACTGCGTTTCTCATCATCACGTATTCTTCTGGTGAATTTTACTAAACTTTTTTCTAATTCATCAAATTCGTGTATAATTACACTATTTTTTTCT